GCCATTTGCTATCGAGCTTTGCTTTATCCCGTCAAAAGCTGAGCTCGAAGCAAAGGCGATGTGGCAAACTGCTACTGCTCGTAACAGAGTTGCCGCACTTGAAGCCACTTTCTGGGACTGGGGTGTCGGTTTGTTCCGAGGCTCTAGAACAGTTAGTGGCTAGGGGTGCCCGCGTTTCGTGTCAGGGGTGGATTGCGCTATTAGTAGCGCACCCGACCATCCCAGTTTGGTGACACGTAAAATCGAGGGTACACCAAAACGGAGAAGATTTTTAGTCGTCGATGGGGTCGCTCCCCCACTTGATTTCTCCGTTTATAATGACGACATAAATGCCTTGGAGCGAGCCGTTAAGGAACGAGTGTTTTTCGTTAAGGATAACACTGGTGCTTTTTGTGAGCCGCCAAGGCCTGTTGATAAGGAATTCTTCTTTAGGCGCCTCCAAGCGTTTACGGAGCGTTTGACTGTTCACCTTCCCTCGACCGCCCCTATTAGTCGACAACAGTTTGTCGACACTTATTCGGGCCGCAAGAGAGTGAATTATCAGAAAGCACTGGAAAGCTTGGATGTAATCCCATTGCGTCCTAAAGATTCTTATATTAAGACGTTCTTGAAGTTTGAGAAAACGAACTTCACAAATAAGGACCCTGTTCCTCGGGTGATCTCTCCAAGAGATCCTCGATTCAACATTGAGATTGGTAGGTATATAAGACCAATCGAGGAGCGAATTTTTAAAAGTATCGGTAAAGTTATGGGACGTGATACGGTTATGAAAGGAATGAATGCAGTTCAAGTAGCTTCCTCTATTACACGTAAGTGGAATGAGTTTAAGAAGCCTGTTGCTGTTGGTATGGATGCGTCACGATTTGACCAGCATGTCTCGAAAGAGGCATTGGTATGGGAACACTCAATCTATGGCTTATGCTTTTGGCAACAAAAACATAAGTCTCGGCTTCATAGTCTTACACGTCAGCAACTTTCCAATAAATGTTTTGGTAGAGTTGGTGACGGTGAGGTCGAGTTTGTAACTGATGGAGTTCGGGCGAGTGGGGATATGAACACCAGTTTGGGCGCATGTTTAATTATGTGTGCTATGGTGTTTTCATATTCTCATGAGCTATCTATCAAAATTGAGTTGGTCAATAATGGTGATGATTGTGTAGTTATTATGGAGTCTGGTGATTATAGTCGTTTTGCTTGTCACGCTCCGAAGTGGTTTAAAGAAATGGGCTTTACAATGGTTATTGAGGCGCCTGTTTACGCTTTGGAACAGATCTCTTTTTGTCAGACCCAGCCCGTTTATATTGGCCCGGGTCCTTTTGACTACATAATGGTGCGTGATCCGCGGGTTGCTATCTCAAAGGATGCGACCTGTATGCACCCATATTACCGTCCAGTTGAATTCTTGGGCTGGATTAAGGCCGTTGGTACTGGGGGCATGTCTCTCGCAGGCTCTTTGCCTGTTTGGGATAGCTTTTATGATATGTACTTGCGGTCTTCCGTCGGGCATAATGCCCATCACCTTAGTAATGTTTGGGGATGGGGTGTCCGTAAGATGGCTAGTGGTTGCTCTCGTGTCCATGGGACACCGAGTGAACAATCGCGTGCGTCTTTCTTTTGGGCTTTCGGTATCTCTCCAGAGGAACAGTTGAGTATCGAGGCTGTTTATGGTTCACGCTTGGTTAGTGGGGTTAATGACCCACTTGCTGAGAGGTGGCTAACACTTCCTTTTTAACGTATCATGAACGTCGCACCAGACGTATAAAGGGTGGGGTGGTTGCTAACCATTGGGTTGTGTGTTGTAATTGCCCAAAACGTTGGGATCATGGTAGGAGTGTTTACGCCACCGCCCAATCTGTCCCGTAAATATTTACGTACCCGTTCGACATGCTTTCATGGTAGGGCCACTTTGTGGTACCGCCCAATCTGAAGCATGTTTAATTACTAAGCTTAACAGCGGAATGTCGAACGACTGCACGGGCTTCCATTATGGTTTTCCACGATGAACAGTCTCTTGTGGCGAGGGATCCAATACATGCCACCAAAAAGAAAACAAACTCGCAAGGCTACAAAAGCCAATAAAAATAAACAATCATCTAATCGTGATTTGGCCGAGGTAACTCGTCTTCTTCGCAATTTGAACACCCCTAAGAATCAGGTTACTGATCTTGGCCGCATGCTCTTATCTGGTGGTAACACCGTTAGTTCTATGTTTGGCTTTCCCAAGATCTTTGGATCTGGTGATTATACAATGCAAAACACTTGTTGGAATGCCTCTAGTCAAGTGCCAATCATGCATTCAGCTAATGAATCTGTTGTTATTAAGCACAGAGAGTATATTGCTGATATTTCCATGGCAGGTGCTCCTTTTACACTTCAAACATTTAATATCAATCCTGGTCTTTCAGCTTCATTCCCTTATCTGTCCGCTATCGCTTCTAACTTTCAGCAGTATAGGTTTAAGGGATTAGTTTTTGAGTTTAAAACCACGAGCGCAACAGCCCTAGTTTCTGGCACTAATACTGCTATGGGGTCTGTCATGCTTGCCGTTCAGTACCGTTCTGATGCTCCTAATTTCGCTACTAAGACACAACTTCTTAATGAAATGTGGAGCGTTGACACAGTTCCCTCAACGAATGTTGTACTTCCGGTTGAATGTGCTCCTGCTGAAACTGTGTTGACCCACCAGTATATTCGTACTGGTGGTGTTGGCACAGGTGATATTAAAATGTTTGACCTTGGGTTGCTTTCAGTTGCTACTCAGGGTGGACAATCAGGTCAGAACAACATTGTTGGCGAATTGTGGGTTTCCTATGATGTTGAATTGCTTAAACCTCAGTTGAGCAACTCAACTGGAGGCCAATTTTTCGCTGCGCAGTCTACATCTCCGACTTCACTTGCGCCCCTGGGAGGGTTTGTTAATGGCCAGTATTCTGGCAATACACTCTCAGGTATTACGCTTACTAACACTACGATCACCTTCAGTAATCTTCTTGGTCCCGCTACATATCTTGTCTCTGTCTATTGGCAAGGTGTTGGGGTTACTTTTACTGTCCCTCCTATTATTCCCAGTGCTGGTGCTGTTGCTGCTGTGCCAGTAGCTCCATATAATAATGTTTACTGGGCACCAACTAGTGGCGCTACAGCTGCTGGTACTGCTATTATTAATTATTATGTTAATATTAGTGCTACTGGAGGGCTCCTCACTTTTGGTACTACTGGTACCATTCCTGCTGGTGGTCAAGCGTATCTT